CCACAGATAAACTGAATTTCGATAGGGTCGAGGACGCGCAGGGTTAGGGATGGCCAGGATTGGTTGTAAGACAGGGCCAGCACGCCCGGATCTCGGGCGGTGGATGCTTCCCAGTAGTCAGCCGAAAAAGTCGTCTGCGTGCCCGCTGTGTCGGTGTATTTGACGTGGGTGACGCTTTGGAGTTGGCCGAACGGCAGTGTTAGCCGGTCGCCGAATGGGAACGAGTCGAGGAACCATTTCCATGTTTGAGTCACCAACTTGCGCCCGGTGATGGTTTCCACATAGGCTTGCGCCGCCCGCACATACGGTTGGTACTGCTCGGCTGGTTGGCCGGCAGCGCGCGCGTGCGTCTCCATCTGCGCATCGGTGATGGCAAATTCGGTGGGCGCGGTGACGAGTTGGTAGGCGTGGGAGGTCATGGGTAAAAGAGCGGGACGGAGGAGCCGCCCCGGTCAGAAGAGAGAAGGTTAGTCGATGGCCGTGTTGGTCGCGGAGCCGCCAAACTTGGGACCGAGGAGAGCGATGGCGATGCCGCCCAGAACGGGCGAATCAACCACCTCGACAGCCTTCAGGCGGGCGTACTTGTAGCCCGCGCTGGCGAGTTCCTGCGCATCCACCTGGACGGCGTACATCTGCGAGGAGCCCGCCGTGGTGGCAAAACCGGCAGACGTGGCGGCCGTAACGGCACCCTGAACGTCGGTGCTGGTGATGGCCTTGTAGTAGAACGGAACGGCGGTGCTGTTGCTCGGCGTCACGTCGTCGCACGCTTCGACCGTGATGGTCGAGGTTCCCGTGGTACCGACGCCCTTGTAGACGAGGAAAAGCACGCCCTGGTGATTGGAGACATCGACAACATCCGATGCGACGGTTCCGGAAAAGGCATCGGCCACCGGATCGAGTCCCTTAATGAAGTGCTGATTTTGAAGTTCTTCGTAACGCATTGGTTTCCTTTTCGTTGTATGCGCGGGCGACTATGCGCCGCCCGCCCGGTGAAATTGGCTAGCTGCGGGTTTCAACGGTGACGAACGGCGACAGCGTGGCCGAACCCTTGTAGGGCGTGATCGGCTTGCGAATCATCGAGTGTCCGTTGAAGTCGAGGGACCATTTGAACGTCATCTCGTCGTAAATAAACCGGACGTGCATGGACTGAGCCGAGCGCAAAGCACCCTGCGAAATCGTCACGTACTTGGAGCAGTTAGCGAGAACCACGTCGCCGGCTGTGCCGAGGGCTTCAGCCTGTTCCACGATAATAACCGGGTAACCGAACAACGTCCCGAAGTACGGAGAGCCGGCCGCGTTGTTGTTCGGTAAAAACACCGGCTGCTGCCCAACAGTCATCAACGGCAACTGCCCGACAACGTTGCGATTGATGAACCACGCCACGTTATCACCCGGCTGCGCGTACAGGCGGGAAATCATGGACGTTGCGTTTTCAATCACGAAGGTGGCAGCGGTCTGGGCGGCCTTCTTGGTCACGGAAACCAAGAGCGAGGCGCCCTCGTAGCTCTGCGTCGAAAAGCCGAGGCACTGGCCGACGCCGGTACCGCGCCAAATTTCGTCATCTTTCATAAACGCCATTTCAGAGCCAAAAGCGTTTTCCAAGATCACGCTGGTAGCCGGCGCATTCCGCAACTGCCGCTCGGTCACGTAGGCCAGGCCCTTCAAGGTTTCGAGGCGAAGATCGTGGCGGGCAAACTTGGGCTTCGTTGCGGTCGGGGCGTCAGCCTCACCGGCACGAAAAACACGCACGCCGCCCCAGCGGGAGCCGGTGGCGCGGCTGGTTTCGTCGATGTACGGCAACTCAATTCCGTCGCTACCTTCGCCAATGGGGATGTCGAAGCACAGCGGCGCAATTTTGCCGACTTCAACGGACTTCGCAAGTAGCGCAGTCGAGAACTCAGTTCCGATCATGTAGGCGCCCTCGCTGGGGACGGTTGAGTTGACGCCAGAGGCGGCAAGATTGGTTTCAAGCAGGCGCTTGTCAATCTGCCCGCCAAGGCCGCCAAACGAGCGAGCCGGCGACTGGGCATAAGCGATAGCCGCCAACTGTTCGCCGAAGTTGGCGAACGGCCGCTTGGCTTCGTTGTCGCTCAAAACCACGGCAGGCTGCCGCGTGGCATTGGCCTTCGCCAGTTTTTCCATTTCCGCGTAGGCGTCAAGCTGCTGCTGCACTCCTGACTCTTCAGCAATGGCCGCCTTGGTAGCGGCAAGGTGTTCCGTGATGTTGTCGGGCTCGGCGACAGCGGTAAGCGCCTCGCGTTTGGCTTTGAGCGCGGCAAGCTGTTCAATCAGTTGCTTTTTCTTCATATGGGCTCCAGTGCGCGCGTCCTTACACCGGCATTTTCATGCCAGTGGCGCGCGTGTGTTGGTTGATATTCAGCGAGCGGATGAGCGGAGGCGAATGTATTCGTACTCGGCCCAAGCTTTGCTGTCGTCTGCTTCGCTGGCCGCGCCAGTGGGTGCAGAGAGGTCGATTGAGCGCAACCGCTCCAGGCGGCTGTCCTTGCTCAGAAACTTTGCTCCTGGATCGGCGCCGATGGGCACCACGGAGATTTCAAACGGCTTCCATTTGGTCGCCATGTAGTGCTTCCGCTTCTCTTCCGGTTTGGATACCAGTTCGAGCGATTGGATGGAGACGCCCATTGAAACATTCCGCAGAATGCCGTCCGT